GCTATGTACGTTAAGCAATTTAGTTTCGTTAACGTTTGGCTCTAACATATGCTTGTATAATGCACCAGCACCATTTGACTCAATACGGCAAAATTCAGGATTATATTTATTAAGTAATAAGGCTGTTTTCTGAACGTTAACTTGTGCTTCTTCATTCGTGAATACACAATCAACAATGTATAATTTCTTATTAATTATAGCACCGATTAAGCATGAATGATAATCACCGCCTTTAGACGTTGCAACATCAATATAAGCTAAATAGTGTTCTACTTTTGATAGGTCAATATTATCGGTTAGGTTTAAAGTGTCTTTTGAGAATAATACACCATCATAGCTATCTAACCAACCTCCTAGTATTTCGTTAAGGTATTTAGTAGGATTATTAACTTGAATACGTTTAACCTCTTCTATGAATGATTCAGATAAGTTTTCAATATTATCTAAATAGCTAGTGTGAATATAACACGTGTCGCCTTTAATACCGTTAAACCCATCTTGTACATTATTTTGCTCAAAGAATCGTTTATATATCCAATGCTCTTTTAATGTTGGATTAAGAATAAGTACGACTATGTTTTGTTTTTCAGTATGTCTAATTGATAGGTTAATCTTATCAAATACCTTTTCATCATGTAACTCTTCAGCTTCATCCAAAATCCAAATATTTACACCTGATAATGATTTAAGATTAGCAGTTTGTTGACCACTTGAAGTCTTAATACCTCTAAATAGTATTTCACCTCCAGCATTACTAACTATTTCAGATTTGGTTACTTTAAATTGATTTTCTATATTTAATAACTCCATCTTTTCAACAAACTCAGGTATTATTGAAATATGAGCGGAAGTCATTGTATAACGAGTAAATAGAATCTTTGAAGTAGAAGCTAATATACTAAGGTTTGCCCAAATCGTAGCCGTGAATGATTTTGAAGAACCACGACCACCAGTTATAATATAGTAACGAACTCCTTTAGGTTGTTCAAATAATGATTTGTATTTATCATTAATCTTTATCACTATCTTTTGATTTTACAAATGATATAGGCGTTACATTGTCTTTTAATGATTCACCGTTAGTAGTTATATCTGTTTGTTGTGTTGCTTTACCATATGCACTATCTAATACAGCGTTATATGCACTAGTATCACTTGATTCAATAGCTTTGTTAATTTGTGCTAAGTGCATTTTTAACTCATTATCATTTAGGTCTAGCAACTCTTTTAATATAGTTGACCTATTACGTTGCCCTTTTGGGTAACCTTTAGGATTACCACTAACTCCTTTTGGAAATGGTTTTAAATTATCTTCTTTAGCCATAATTCACTGTTTTATCACTGCTATTTCTTAGTCTTAAATTCTTTGTAATTCTGTATTATATGTAAATAGAGTTGTTTAGTATATTCTGATTCGTCATACATCAACATACATGATTTATGAAAATCCTGAAACGTACCGTACTTAGTAATTATCCATTTACGTAATGGTAATTGCAAAATCCGTTTAAGTAACTCTCTATTCTCCATACGCAAATATAATTATTTTTTTATATTATAAACACAATTTTTTGAACAGTTTTTACATTTGTTTTTCATTCTTTTCTTTTAAATATATTTCAATCATTTTTTCAATACTTGTACCCAAATACTTTTCTCCGTTTTCTCTAAACCACATAAAGAAGTTTTTTAATGTTTCAAATTCATTCATGTTCTTTTATTTTATATGTAATTAATGTTTTTGCAAATTCTTTTAATTCTTGCACTTTGTCTTTAGGAACAGTTAAAATTACTCGTTGTCCGTTTAATACTTTCTTGCGTCCTGCATTTCGTTCGTTATGTTTTTTCATTATAATTCTTTATAACATTTAGAAGAACAACATGAATTAAAATACTCTTTTTTAACTTCATATATTCCACATATTATACATTGATTAAATTCTTTTATAGTTTCTTTGTCAACAATAAAACCCCCTCTAATTATTGAATCAGGCATTGAATACTCAGTTACGTAAATGCAATATTGTTTCTCATTTAAATAACATCCGTTTTCTATACTTTTTCTTTGTTCAATTAAATATCCGACAATCTCTTTATTACTATCGGATATTTTAGCTTTGTATTTTTTTACAATCATTATACTATATCTTTTATAGAAACTTGAATCATTCTAGGCATTGAATAGTAGTAATATCTTAAACCTTTTTTAGTTTCTATTGAGTAAACTTTTAAAGTTTTTCCATTTGTAAAAGTTATTGTTTTATTTGTTTCTGAATATTTGTTTAAATCTAACATAATTTCTATCGTTTAATTGTGTGATACAAATATAAGTAACTTTTTTTAATAAACAATACTTTTATTAAATTATTTTAAATTATTTTTCATGTTCTTTTATCTTTTGTTTATACGTTTCTATTAATTGTTTTAGTTCATCTACTGTAAACTTTCTTGTTAGTTGTGAATCTACAGTTAATTTTTCAAATGCTTCGTAACCTATTCGTTTTAAAAGGTTTTCTCTAAATGGAATTAGATTGCCACTTAAAAAAGTGTTACAATGTTCACAACCTGAAAAAACGTTATTCTCATCAAATCTTACGTTATAATGTCCACCAGCTGAATAGTAATGTGAAGCGTTTACTTTCTTCATGTTGTTTGAATTACAAGCTATACAAGGTTTACCATTATCCCTTAAACGAATGTACTTATTAAATACTTGTTGAGCTAGTTTTAAATAGTCTTGAACGGTTAATAAATCTTCTTTAACTTTCTTCTTTCTTTCGTTCCATGCTTTCAACTTTGTTTGTTCTGCAAAGTGTTTTATACATTCATCGTTTATCATACAAAATTTTTGATTAAAGTATTTAGGTTCAAACTTTTGTTTACATTGTTTACATCTCATAACTCTCTAATAAAATCGCAATCGTTATCTAAAAAATTCAAGTGTATTCCTATTTCATCACCAAAGGCAAAACTCCACACAATTAACTCGTTAAGTTCGTCTGATGTCATATCTAAAGTTGAAACATTAGGATTAAATCCTGCATACTCTTTTAAAAATCTATCTACTTCTTTAATAGTTTTTGAATCTCTTAACTCTATTAATCTAGTGTGTATTTTTTCAAGACAAACACCTTTATAAAATTTTATTAATCTTTTATTCATCTTCCCAAGTGTAACCATTGTTTTTATTTTTAGTAATCTTAGAGCTTTGAGCATCTATTAAAGCATCATTCATATATTTTAAATCTCCAGTTTCAAACATAAAATGTTCGTTCTTACTTATTCTAAAGTGTTCATTATACCAATGCTCTTTTATATATCTTTCTCTTACTTCTGGATAGCTACAAAGATAGAATTTAATTAATTTATAGTTGCTTCCGTAATGTTTAAGCCTTAAAGAAATATTTTTTGTATAACCAAACTTTAATACTGGTAATATTTTACCATTATTTTTAACATATGTTTTTACAATATATAAACCTTGATTTTTTAATTCTGCCATATTATTTGCTTATTGTGTTTCTAACTTCTTCTCCTAGTTTTTGTCTTACTTTGTATTTTAAACCTCTTAAATATTCGTTTTCCTCTTGCAAACGCTGGCGACATCTTCTAATAGTTTCAGGACTTGTTAACTCTCCGTTTTCTAAAGCTATTAATATACCTTTAGCATCATTTAATTCTAATTTTCCGTATAAACTTTCAAAATCTGTTTTCCAGATAATAGATATCAATAATCTATCGCAATCTCTAGCAACTTTGTTTACTTCTAAAATACTTTTTACTCTTTGTTTTACTTCGTTGTTTATCATAATAATTCTATTAAGTTTTTATTTTCTTTTTTTGCTTCTTCTAGTTGTTTATCTACTCTCATTAATGCTATTTGATAGCTTGATATTAATGTTTCGTTACTTCTTACTATCTTTTCCAACTCTACAATGCAATTTAAAGCGTTTTTAATATCTTCTAAGGAACTTTCTAGTAATTTAGTATAATTACCTTGTTTATCTTTTTGATATGCCGTTAAATGCAATATTTTTAAAGTAGATTGTAAACTTCGTAAATTTACAATATTTAAGTTAATTTCTATTTGTGTCATCAGAAAGGTGCATCATCAGGTTTAACATACTTCAAAGGTTTATCGAAATCATTATTTGGATTTATATTTTTATTCGAGTAAAATTCATTTATTTTAATTTCGTTTTCTTTTTTTAGTTGATATTCTCGTTCTTTATACATTTCTGATTGTATTTTAACATCAATCATATTTGGTCTTTTTATAACATCAATACCATTTATTTTAAATCCTAAACCAAAATTATAATCACACATAATTGGTAACCCAGTCTTAGTTGGTTTACCTCCAGTATCAGTATC